ACCCCGAAGTTCTCGAAGAACTGCTCAAAGGCGGCGGGCTGGCTAATGTCGTTGCCGTAGATAGTATCGAAGTTGAAGTCCTCGAACTCTTGGGTGCCGTTGCCGCTGTGGTACTCGACCGGCTCGATAATGTTGTAGATAGCATCACAGCGCATGTCGTTTCGGGTTAGCAGGTTCCACGTAGGGTAATCGCAGTACCCGATACGGTTGTAGTCACAGTACACCGCCAGGATTACGTCGAACTCAAGGCGCGGTACCAACCCGTCATCAGTGGGACGGTGCGTAAGGTCGAACATGATAATTTCCTTCCAGTAGGGGGTTTGGGTGCGCAAGGGTGCGCTAGTACCCGCCGCCGGATTTGCACCGGCGCAAAGCCACTACGGGCGGGCTGTCCTGGCTATGCAGGACGGGGGTAAGTGTGAGCAGGGCGAATTTTCGCGTAAGGGAGTTCTAGGGGTTCTGTAGACCCCAAGGTGAAGCGCACGAAGCGGGTACCATTTTCGAAGCGGTCTACTTTGTGGGCACCCTTGTTCAGGGTATGGCTGACTTTATCGCCGAAGCGACCACGGAGCACGTAACCGAAGTGAAGACCCGCGCTCAAGGTAGCGCCCCCCTGAGCGAGTTCCGAAACAGCCCACTCAAAGAACGCTTCTTCACAACCGGGTAGCACATCAGACACTTCACCGAAGGCGTCAAATTCCAGCATCTTTACAAGGTCGCCGCCGTTCTTTTCCAGGGCTTCACGGGTGGACTTGTCGGCGTCGAATTCGAACAGGTTAATCCAGTCCACATAGCGACCTCCAACGTACAGCTCTGCAACGCCCCCCGTGTATTTCGGGTCGCGATAAGCAACGACGGTTACAGGGTAGGTAAAGGTCTCAGAAGTGGACATTAGAAGTCCTTTCGATAGGGGTTTAGAAAGCTCGACTAGGGGTCGAGACGTTCCCGTATGGAGGCTCGAACTCCATACCCGCTACGCGGGCGCTCCAACAGCACGGGATACCTTTTACCTTTTCCCATTACACTATTTCTTTATCAAACATCAAGTTCGGCTATGTGCCTTATGTTATTCAGTATATCAGGTTCTTAACAGCTTGTCAAGTCCTTCAGTCTGAAATTATCTCGACCGGGATTTTTTCCCGTTCGTGATTAGTATATCAACTCTTTATCAGTTTGTCAAATCGTTTGTTTTCAGTCTCTGAGTATCCACGCAAACGAACACGTGCGTACACTCCACCCCGTGCGTAACGGTTTTCCGGCTATGAGTGTATCAACTTTCCCGCCGATAGCGGCGGTACTTCCAGGCAACCTAGGGACTCGAAAGCCCCGGCGACGAACTTTATTTAGTTGATATGTCTATCGTAGCGGATACTTAACAGCTTGTCAAGTCTTAGCTAGATATTTTCTCAACCGCCCGTTTCAGCGGTTATGTGAATATCATGCCAGAGCTTTTAACCCTTTGTCAAACTATTTTAGTGTGAAGTGCATCACTTTTGTTAGCTCTTTTACATAAGGCGCGCATACGCGCGCGTAGTGTAACACGTTGTTATGGTGGTGTGCAAGGTGTAGTAGTGTGGTGTTGTACACATTGTGTAGTTTGGTGTGTGTATGTGTGTATGTGTGTATGTGTGTATGTGTGTATGTGTGTATGTGTGTATGTGTGTATGAGTGAGTAAGCGCGCGTTAGTGTGAGTATGTGCGTATGCGTGTGTATGCGTGTATGTAAGCGTGTGAGAGCGCGCGTTAATGCGTGTATGCGCGCGTATGTGCGTTTAGGTGCGAGGGGCGGGGGGTACCCCATTAGCAGCCACTTTTCGCTCCGCCGGGTTCTGTCGCTCGACCTCTGAACCGTAGAAAAAGTACGAGGGCGAACATGTGTTCTACGTGAGCTGGGACACCAGAAGATGTATTCGGTAAAGCAAAAGAACCCCCACCGTATTCTCCCAAGGCCCCGAGGAGAATACGGTGGGGGTCCCGGTGAGATTCTAGCACACAGCTATACTGGAGACTGCGGGACCCCGCCCGCACAGTTCACAGAAAGGTGCCCATCATGGGAGGAGCAGGAAACAACCGTAGCCGCCGCGGTAAGTTCGAGGTGGCGAAGGCAACCCCCGTTGTCATTGACCCCGCAGAGCAGCCGAGCCTGGAGCAGATCTCGCCTAACGTTGAGTGGCTACCCCCGACCATTGAGTTCTGGGAGTCGCTGCCCGAGCACCCTACGTTCCAGACAATGACCAGCGCGCAGTGGTATTCTGCGGCGCTGTCCCTCGCCGTGCCCTACAACGAGGCACTGACGAAGCTCCTCAACGGGCAGCCCTCGACCCGCGCCTCCGAGGTCTACACCTCCCACGCGAAGGACTACGGCCTGACCCCCAAGGCTATGCTCGGTATGAACATCGAACTGCTGACCGCCGCCGAGATGCAGCAGCGCGTGGATGCCTCGCGCCCGCAGCTGCCGCCCGCGCTGGGTAGCCCCTCCCGTACCTACGACGGACTTCGACTGGAGGGCAAGTAGTGGACATCTTCGGCAACGCACCAGTAGCCGCTGGCTTCAAGCCGGAGTACCCCGGCGAGTTTCCCACCCTGGGTTTCGAGGCGATTCACTGGATGACCCAGTTCCTCGCCCGCCCGACGGTCACCCGGTACGAACCCTTCTCCCCGACGCGCGAGCAGGCAGAGTTCCTGCTCAGGTGGTACCGGCTGGACCCCATCACAGGTCAGCGCAAGTACCGCCGAGGCGTGATTCAGCGACCGAAGGGATGGGGCAAGGCAGAGAGCCTGGATAACGTGGTACCTACCCCGGACGGTTATAAGCGGTTCGGGGACTTGCGTGTTGGCGATTACGTGTACGGCGCGGACGGCAAGCCTACGATGGTCGTCCAGACACACCCCATCATCGAGGACTACGGGTATACCGTGACGGCTTCCGATGGGTCTGAGGCTGTCTTCCACGAAAATCATACGTTCGTGGTTCGGGAGTTTACAGGCTCGGGCCGCAAACTGGTTGAGGTGTCGGTCGGGGATATGGCAGATCGTGGGCTGGCTTACCCGCGTGCGCTCACTAAGGGGCGCACCAAAGCTTCCAAGTCCGATGTGTCCCGATTCGCCCTGCAAGAACCCCCCGCCCTGTCGAACCCCGGCACGGAGCTACCACTAGACCCGTATGTTCTCGGTGTATGGCTTGGTGATGGCGACTCGGATAGTGGCAGGGTAACTTTTAACGCGGATGACCTGGAGCACATGACCACTCGTATGGAGGCGGAGGAGCTACGTCTGCAGTGGAATGACGCACATACAGCAGCGCGCGCAACTGTCCCCGGACTGATCGTTAAACTGCGCGCCCTCGGAGTGCTCGGCAACAAGCATATCCCCGCGCGGTATCTCCGAGCATCTAAGGCTGACCGCCTGGAGCTGATGCGCGGCCTCATGGATTCTGACGGCCACGTAGAGTCCTCGGGTGTGCGGGCGGAGTACTGCACCACGTCGGAGCGCCTGGCTGAGGGAGTTAGGAGCCTCCTGTTCTCCCTGGGCTATCGCCCCTCGGTACTTGCAGGTACGGCTAAGCTGTATGGTCGCGAGGTTTCTAAGAAGTACCGGATTCGTTTCCGTCCCCGACCCGAGGACCCTGTGGTTAGCCTGCCGCGTAAGGTTTCCCGTATCAAGCCCTTGGTTAGGGCGCCGCACCCGAGGGTTATTGCTGATATTCGACGGACGGAGCAGAAGGTGCTGATGCGGTGCATCACGGTTGGGGCTCCTGATGGGCAGTACCTCACGGGCAGGAGTCACTGGGTTACTCACAATAGCCCGTTCCTCTCCGCGATCGCGGCGTTCGAGGCGCTGGGCAACTGCCGCTTCGCTGGCTGGGACGCTAACGGACGCCCGGTAGGTGCGCCGTGGAACGCGGAGCGCAAGGTCGAGATCTCTCTGCTGGCGGTGTCCGAGGACCAGACCCGCAACGCCTTCGAGCCGATGAAGGAGATGATGGGCACTGACCACCTCGCCGCGTACTACCCCGGCTTGGAGGTCATGGAGACGCGCATCTTGCTACCCTTCAACGGCATGATTAAACCCCGCACCGCGAGCGCGGCCAGCTTTGAGGGTACCCCGCAGGTCTTCACGATTGCCGACCAGACAGAGACATGGCTACCGAATAACGGCGGCGTGGAACTCGGCGCGGTGGCGAAACGAAACATGTCTAAAACTGACGGCACGTTGCTTGAGGCTCCTAACGCCTTCGTGCCCGGCGCAGGCTCCTTCGCGGAGCTGACGTGGGAGGCATACCAGAAGGCTATCGCTGGTGATTCGTTCCGAGACAGCATCCTCTACGACACGAGGGATTGGGGCGAGCCAGACCTGGATGACCCGAACAGTGTCATTGCTGGTCTGGAGCACGCCTACGGTGACTCCCTCAAGTCTGCGCACGGGTGCCACATCCACACTCCCCCCTGCGGGGTGGACGGTTCCCCGTATCCTGGTGGCTGGGTGAACATCAACGGCGTGCTCGATGATGTGTTCGACCCGGCGACCACACTCTCCGACGCGGCTAGGTATTTCGGCAACAAGCCTCACGCCGCTGCCGATGCCTTCCTGGACATGGGCCGGCTTGCCGCCGCCACCTTCTACGACCTAAAGGCAGCGGGCATCCAACCCCCCTCGGCGCGCGACAAGATTGTGCTGGGTTTCGACGGCTCGTGGGGACGCAGCAAGGGCATCACGGACGCGACCGCGATCGTGGCGATGCGCGTTTCAGACGGTCTGTCCTGGGCGGTTCGTATCTGGGAACAGCCGGACACAGCAGAGGGTCGAGACTGGGAGCCGCCCCGCCAGGAGATTGACGCGGTGATGCGCCAGACCATCAACTCGTTCGATGTTGTGGACGGACTCTTCGACCCGTCCGGCTGGGAGACTGCCGCGGCGGAGTGGGAGAACCTAATTTCCACTCGGCGCGTGGAGCGTCAGCAGCTCAGCACCCTGACGAAGGCACCTCCCCGCTACGGCTCGATGATGTGGCGCGGTAACCAGCTATCGGCAGTGGCAGCAGCAACCCAAGCTCTACGCATCGCGATCATCGAGAAGGAAGTGGGCAGGTGGAAAGAGGAAGCTGAAAAAGCTGAGAAAGAAGCTGAGAAGTTGCGCAAGATGAACGCTGAACAGAAAGCAGA